TGGGGTCTATGACCCTATGCAAGTTACTATCAACAGTTTAGAGAGTGCTGTGTCTATCGCTGCGTTGGTTTTGATGACCGACGCTGCTATCATAGCGCCTACCACTTAGTTTATATGTGTAATGATTGGTTGTGATAATATGACTTGGGGAGCAAAAGCACCAAACCAAAATGCTGAAAGAAAGACTGAAGAACCGTCAACAAAGTTTGACGAATCTTATTATCGAAACCTTTTCGATAACAATAGAGTAAACACCATACAACATCGTATGGCGTTCGTAGGACACGAAAACACTCTAAAAACCGGACTAGCACTGTCCTTACTGAAAAACGAAATAGAAGCAGGTAAGACTGTATATTTATTTGACATTGACAATTCCGCTAGGTCAACCGTAGACGTTGTGTATCCTAATACACCTAACGTAGTCGTTCTACCATTACACGATGAAACAGATGACTCTATCTTTGACGAGGACAACAATGTAGATTACAAAGCACTACTGGACAAAACTTCTTGGTATGTGAACATACTTGCTGATAAGGTAAAAGAAAACCCTGAATCAGTCGGTGGTGTCATCTTTGATGGTGGTTCTACTTTCTTAAAGTGGTGTGAACACGCTATGAGAGCATCACTACTAAGTCGTGGTGTCATTGAAGAAGAAGGAGATACTTTTAACCAAAAAGAATGGCGCGAAAGAAACAGACTTTACAGAAATGTTCTAACTAGATTACACAGTCTAAATGTCGGTAAGGTTTACTTTACTTTCCACTTAAAACCTGTTTCTCAATACATGGATGACGGTACAGGTAAGAAAGTTCTGATGACTGTCGGACATAGACCGGAATGGGAGAAGGGTACTATGCGTAAGTTCTCACAACAAATCTTCCTAGCGAGATACCAAAAGAAGGCTGACTTGGCCGCAGGTGTCGAGGGTGACAGAAACCTAAAAGATAATGAATGGGTTGTTCGAGCAAAAATAGAAGAAAAAAGGCGCTCACATAGAAAAAGTTGGGTCTGTTCATGACGTAGCACGTATAACAGATGGTAAGTTTGAGTTCATTGGTCTAGAGTGGTTGAAATGAGTATAGTTGTAGACAATACATCATTAGTTTGGTTGCTAAAACTGGCACAACGTAAGCATACAATTGATGGGTCATCGTACCCACAATTGTATAGTCTTATCCTAAAAGCAGATGGTGGTAGATTATCTTTCTGTTCTTTAGTAAAGGATGGTGTTACATCTCTTATGAGACTATCAATACCTTGTACGGGAGACGGTGAAGTTGTCATAACTGACATCAATAATACTTTAGGTGTTCTTAAATATCACGGTGGTTTGTTGACAATTACTTCTAGTGATGGTAAAGTCAAGTTTAAGTCTAGTAACAAACAGACTACTATTAGTGCTAGTAAAGAGGCTAGAGCATTCCCTCACACGCCTCAAACCATAGCGCAGTGGTCTGAAAAATCACAGACTCTAGCCGATAAAATAAACGTAGAAACTTACGAATATAACACTAATGACGGTAGAAGTTTGCCCGTAAAAGTATTGCTTAGTGATTTAGATACAACTGATTTGTACGAAGCGTTTAGGTGTGATTCTATGAACGGACAAAAGTTCAACAAGTATAATCTTAGTTACGAAGATTCTCAACTTAGTATAAGTGTTGGTGAAGAACTTAAAGGTAAAACTAAAACAGTATTAGATGTAGGCGGTGCTTCTGAACCGTTATCTGCTACATACGGTGGTGGATTCGAGCATATATTTGCCAACCTTAGTAATGATGTAAACATAGGTATATGGGACTTTGAAGAAGTAGGTATGGGTAAACCTATGGTTATAACTCTAGGTGATGGTGATTTCATCTTTCAGATGTCAACGGGGGCTTAATTATGGTTATATATGATTTAGGGCCAGTGACTACTACAAGTTCCTCAGACGGTAGTTTGATGTCATTTCATTTAAATGCGGTTACACTACATTATTCACATACTGACCCCATAAATACTAGGGGTGCTAACACATTGATTTTTACCGATAAAAAAACAGGAGTTAGATACGTTGCCTCTGTTAATATTAGAGCCGAGTTTTCTGATGAATATAGTAACTCTTTCTTTTTAGGTGACAAAGTAAAACAATTGGAACATGATTTGAATAAAAAAATAGGAGATGATATGAATGATAGGTAAAACTAATTCCCCCCC